CCTACTAGAGGACTTAGTACTATCATTTGAACGACTATAGGAAGTCGATCAGTGGCAGCACTTAGGTCTAGAGAATAAAGAGGTTTATTACTTCTCAATAATCTCTCTAGAGGTTTCGTCTGGTCAAAAGTTCCATCCTGAGGAATATTTCTCAGGATTGAAAATAATCGTTTATGCAATGGGTCAAGAACCCATTGTGTTATACAATCTACAAGAGCAAATACTCTTACCTTCCCTGCAGGTTCTGGTTTAAGACCCAGACCCCCCAAACTCCCTTTTCTATTGACTAATTGAAGTAATTCAGTTGGCCAATCTTTAATTCGGAATCCTAATTCAAGGAAACGAATGAAAGACTGGTTACCTGTCATACGCAAGTAATCTAATAGAGAAGGAAGAGAGGGGTGTTTTGCCCATAATAGAATAGCTCCTAATATCCCTAGGTACGATGATGAAATCATACGAACCATAGCGGGAGATGAGGTAGCTATTCCAAAGGGTTTAACACGCAGTTCTTTCAACGCCTCAAGTTTGTCTTTATGACATAACTTAAGCCAGCGATTATTCGTTAATTCACGAAGTAATCGCCAGAACACCATAGCAAAACGGCTATAAATTCCGTATTGCGTTTGGTCAGATGTTGAAGGATCTATAATAGTGGATAGGTTAAGAGTACCCGGAAAAGAGAGAACTCGGTATAAATTAAATAGTGTAACCCATAGTTTTACATGGTAGGTAGATCCAGAACGGATCCACTTACGGTGAAGAATAGGAATAATCCGGGGTAAGTGTTTTCCATTTCTGGAAACGCGACAACCAAGATTAGTCATATCCTTACTTGATGTACCAGCCAAAGCCTGCATTAGATTAACATTCTGAGCTTTTAGATATATTACTAAAAACTTCAGGGAGCTCTTCTTCTGTAACCGATGGCAATGCATCAAGAAAACTATAGTTACTCTTACTGTTCCGTTTGAGAGTCGTCCCTCCATCAATCTCAAGGATTTAACAATCCAAGAGATTAATGGTCGACCCGCTTTTACACGGATCATGGCACTAAAGAAAGTACCTAAATCTGGTCGCGAAATATTTTTAATTTTATTAAATATATTATTTGTTGCCTCGATTTAAATAATTTTCCTTAGACTTCGGTTTTCGCAATAGCGAGCCGCAGCCACCCTTCACAGGGAGATCGGAATTTCTCTGGTTTTATAACAGTAATATTCCTCTTCTGGTAACCCCCGGTT